CAGAGCGAGGCCGACCGCTTCGCCAAGGGCCTCCTCCGGGACGCCAACAAGAACGCGACCGTCGGCACCCTCTGGACGGGCTCGCTGCTGCGAGACTATGCGGCGGGCTCTGTGGTCACGCTGGCGACCGAGGGCGTTAAGTCGTGGGACGGCACGGCCTTCATCAGCCGGATCCGGCACGACTACGTCAAGACGCGGAGCAAGTTATACCTCCGCAAGCCACTGGAGGGATATTGATGAACAGCAACAACCAAATGATCCAGAAGGGCAAGATCTCCAGCGTGGAGGGAAAGGCCGACAGGAACGGCGACAAAACCACGGCCAGAGTGCTCCCGAGCACCGCCGACAGCATGGTCACGCGGCCGCTGACGATCCCGTGGTATCTGCGCGGGGAGATGGGAAACCTGACCCCCGGCACAGAAGTCGCCTATGCTATGTTCGAGGACGGCACCGGCATCATCCTCTCCCGCATGGACGGAGAGTGGGATGGCATCGTCCCGGGCGACATCACCGTCAAGAAGGGCGCGCTCACGATGCAGGACAAGGGCATCAGCGTCCCGTCGGCAGACGTGACCGCCACGGGCATCAGTCTGACCGGCCACACCCACACCGACAGCCGAGGCGGCACCACTTCTGGCCCACAGTAAGGAGGGATAGACATGGCCGTCATGGCATCGTGGAACGGCAAGACGTGGGGCGTCTCCAGCCAGAGGATCGCCTCGCTCAATGGCATCTCCCACAGCGTCGAGCTCGACACGGAAAACAGTGACGACAAAGCCGGATCCCCGGCGACCAAGACCAAGGCGCTCAAGCTGCAAAGCATGAGCTTCGACTTCGATCTGGCCGCGGCGGTCGGCTGCGACGTGCGCAGCGAGTACGAGTCGTGGACGGCGCTGGTCGGACAGTATGCTCCCTTCTATCTGGCCGGTCGGCGCTTCGGCCCGGCCAACCTTCAGCTCACGGCTGTGAGCCTATCAGACACCAAGCTGGACAACCTCGGCAGGATCCTGACCGGCAAGATCACGATCAAGCTGACCGAGTACGCCGAGGAGGCCAGCAGCAAAAAGGCCAGTTCTGGAACATCCAGCAGCAGCGGCAAGAGCGGCAGCAGCTCCAAGTCGGCGGCGGGCATCGCCACCTACAAAGAGCTCGGCATCAGCTCCTCGGCCGTCAGCGTCGGAGCCTCCAGCAGCGCCAAAGCATCCAAGAAACCAACCAATGCGCAGCTCAAGTAAAGCGAGGTGATCCCAATGAAAGCATCCGGCAACGGAGCGCCCGAGATCTGCGTGCAGAACCTCCTCAAGACCATCCGCGGGGAGGTGCCCTACGAGCGCATCAAGGGGATCGACCGCACGCTGATCGACAAGCCGAGCGAAACCGCTGCGACCGATCTGGCCGCTGACGTGGAGTTCCTCGTGGAAACCTACGAGCCCCGCGTGCAGCTCAGTGACTCCGACCTGAAGGCTCTGGCCGCTCAGACCGGCGACTTCGAGCTGCGGGCCAGCATCGAGAACATCACATGAAGGAGGTGAACAGCGTGAGCGACGCAACAAACACCTACGGCGAGGACATCAGCCTCACCACAACCGACGCGAGCACCATCTACAAGACGATCATCGCCTCCCTCGAAAAGAGCGCCGGCGAGCCTCTGTACCCGGGCGACGAGCGCCGGATCTTCGGCGAGGGCCTCGTGGCCGTATATGTGGCGCTGTATAACAGCCTCAACGACGTCGGCCGGCAGACCCTTCTCCGCTATGCCCGGGGCGAGGTGCTGGACGCCATCGGCGAGCGACTGGACGTGAAACGTCTGGAAGGCTCGCCGGCAAAGACGACCATGCGCTTCTCACTCTCTACGCCGCAGGACAAGAACATCATCATTCCGAAGTGGACGAAGGTGACGCCGGACAGCGAAAACTATTTTGCTACCGACGAGATCGCTGTGCTGCAAGCTGGCACCTACTCTGTGGAGGTGCCGGCCTCGGCCGTGAGCAACGGCGAGAAGTACAACGGCTACGCGGCCGGAACGATCGGCACCCTCGTCGACCTGATCCCCTACATTGAAACCGTCACGAACCTGACCGAGACCGCCGGGGGCGATGACGGCGAACCCTACACCACAGAAGGCGACAACCGCCTGCGCGAGCGGATCCGTCTGGCTCCGGCCAAGAGATCCACCGCCGGCCCCGAGCTGGCCTATATCTACTGGGCCATGACGGCCGACAGCTCCATCGTGGACGCCAAAGCTGTCAGTGAAACCGAGACGACCACCGAGACGCTCCCGGTTTATGCCGGCAGAGCCTTCAAGGGCGGCGGCACACTCCTGACCGACACCCTCGTCGTGAAGGCCCACGGCCAGAGCGCGGCGGCGGTCAAGGATACGGACTACACCGTCGACTATACCGACGCCCTGCTGACCATCACGGTCAAGGGCAGCCTCGAGAACGCCGAGAGCATCGACGTCACCATCACCAAGACCCTCGAGGGCCAAGTCAAGCTGATCCCGCTGCTGGAAGGCGGCCAGATCCCCGATGCTGCCATGCTGGCGAAGGTGCTGGACGTCGTCAACGCCAAGGACATCCGGCCGCTCACCGATAAAGTGCGCGCCGTGGCCCCGGAGGTCGAGACCTACGACATCGAAATCGTGTACTACACCACGCCGGAGAGCGAGGCCGAGGTGATCGCCAACGTCGAAGGCACCGGCGGCGCGATCGACCGCTACAACGAGTGGCAAGTCGCAGCTCTCGGCCGCGACATCAACCCCGACCAGCTCCGCAAGCGGATCCTCTCGCCTTCGTGGGGAGAGAACCAGACCGGCGCCTTCCGCGTGGACGTCGTCAAGCCGACCTACAAGGCCCTCGACGACACGCAAGTCGCCAAGTTCAGCGGCCACCTGACCGTCAGCCACAAAGTCGAGAGCGAGGTGGTGTAAATGCGGCTCAAGGAGACCGAGATGGTCAAGCTGCTGCCTGCGTGGATGCAGGAGGACAGCAGCAACCAAGGACTCGCCGCCGGCTGTGACATCGTCAGCCGCGACGCCTATGCGCGCCTGAAGCTCCTGAGCAGGTGGGACAAAATCGACCAGCTCAGCGAGGCAGAGCTCGACGAGATGGCGTGGGAGCTGAACATCCAGTGGTATGACAGCACCGCGCCCATCGCAGCCAAGCGGGCCGTCATTCGCAACAGCGACCGCGTCTACTCGAAACTCGGCACACCCTACGCTGTGGAGCAGATCGTGGCCGACTACTTCGGCACCGGCGAGGTCAGGGAGTGGTATCAATACGGCGGGCAGCCGCATCACTTCAAGGTGCTGAGCGACAACCCGAGCCTCGTCAACAGCAACCTCGACCTGTTCCTGAAGCTGCTGCGGACGGTCAAGCGCCGCAGCTCGTGGCTCGACGCGATCCTGATCTGCCTGACCGGCGAAATGTTCCTTTATTCCGGCATGGCCGTCAGGGATCACACCCAAGAGGTGCACGTCATGGGCAGCGACGAGATCCACATCTACCACGCGGCCGTCGTCCACGACAACAACCGCGAGACCGTCAGCATCGGCACCGACGCGGCGGTCATCTCAGACTAAGGAAAGGAGATAGACATGGCTGCATTTATCAACAACGACATCACCACCGCCGGCCTAATCGTTCTGGCGAAGGGCGTGGCCGGCCAGAAGATCAACTACACCAAGATCGTCCTCGGCGATGGCTACCTCGAGGAGGGCCAGACGCCCCGCACCCTCACCGGCGTGGTCAGCCCAAAGGCGACCGTCGACATCACGAAGCTGAAGATCAACGGCGACGGCACCGTGGCCGTGGGCGGCATCTTCACCAACGGCGACGAGACCGAGGGCTTCTACTACCGCGAGCTCGGCCTTTATGCCGAGGATCCCGATCCCGAGGTCGGCGAGGTGCTGTACTGCTACGGCAACTGCGGCGATCTGGCCGAGTGGATCCCGCCCTCCGGCGGCGCCACCATCGTCGAGAAAACCATCGACATCGTCACCGCGATCGGCACGGCCACCAACGTGACCGCCTACATCCCCGCCGACGCCTACGCCACCAAAGAGGACTATGAGACCTACAAGGCCATCGCCCTCGGCGCGCAGGCTACGGCCGAGGAGGCTCTGGCGATCGCCCGGCAGGCCATCGCAATCGCGCAGGCCGCTGAGGCTTCAGTGAACGACCTGAGCAACGCGGTCGGCCAGAACACCAGCAAGATCGCAACGCTGTGGGACGCCGTTTTCAGCGAGATCACGACCAACCCCTTCCAGATCACGTTCGCAGACCTGACGGGCATCACCCTGACGGCCGGCATCTGGAACAGCGGACTCCAGCGCCTCGAGTGCTAAACTACCGGCCAAAGGCCAGAAAGGAGGCCGCCCATGTATAGAGGCA